CTACCGCCGATACCTGGTGGATCCGACTACTAAAGTCAGACCGTCAGGGCGTTTCGGAAAGAAGCAGCTCGCCTTAACCGGCGCACTGCTCACTGAGTTAATACTCGGTGCGAAACGTAAACGTTAGTTGTTAGTAACATAAAGCTGCTCAGCAGCCTCCAAACATATGGATAATAACCTCACGGTTAGCACCCTGGCCTTCAACTTGCGCTTTAGCGACAAGCAGGCCGGTAGCGAACGCGTCGAAACGTCTCGTGGAGTAAACCTCCCCGAGATCATGACGATTCGTCATGAATCGTACGTTGACTCCAAGACGAAAGTCCCGGGTCGCCGTTCGGTGCTTCGATTCGATCGCCACCTCGAGTTCAGCGGTGAGCGGGGTATTTCCCCGGTTTCCGCGTACCTCGTGGTGCAAGTCCCCCAGGATACAGCTGTCCAGTCGTCCGATGTCCTTGCGGTCATCGAGCGGTTGGTCAACGTCATCCAGGAGGACGACAGCGGCCTCGATCTCGCCGACGAGATCTTCGTTAACCAGCAGCAATAAGCTGCTGACAACATAAGATCTCGCAAGAGAACAACGAAGCCAAGGTGTGTGCATATGCATATAGACGTCATAGCTACGTTCTTACGCCTGCTAGATGACATCAGTTCAAAGTCGGGTATCCGTTTAGGATCCCCTGATGTAGATCTGATGTGGCTCCTTTCAGAGGGGCCACGTATAGATAAGGCCTTATTGGCCGACATAGAGTCAGGGGCTGGACGCCCCAATGTCCCCGAGTGGCTTACGCCTCTCGTTGATGCCTGGTATAGCACTAAGTGCCCCAGGGTTCTACGTTGGTTAAGACAGGCCCTATGCTTCGTCTACAAACTCGAGCATGAATCAACATCCGAACAACTCGAAGGAGCAATTGCTGCCTTCAAGTCGGCCGAGCAAGATGTCCTGGTTGCCGACAGTGCTAGAAATAGCCCTGAAGGTTGCCACCATCTTGTTAGGTCGGCGTCGGCGCTAGTCGGGCGGGTTATTTACCGCATCGACTGGCGTCGTGTCAAACCGAGTCATGGGCCTGGGGCGGTTTTTCCGCCTCGGGATCCCATGGTTAAGGCTCGGTTTAACACGATCTACACTGATTGCGACATTGAGTATCCGTTCTATGAGTTCTTCGGTCTCCCCTATAAGGGAGACTTGGAACAATTAGCTCGGATAGACAATGAGGCAAAGTTTGCTAAATGCAAACTCACCTTCGTACCCAAGGATTCTCGAGGACCACGCATGATATGCGTGCACCCCGGGGAATTGATCTGGATACAACAGGGCCAGCGTAAGCTGCTAGAGCAAGCTATCGAAAGCCATTATCTCACGAGGGGACGGATTAATTTCCGCGACCAAGGAGTGAATGGCGAGCTTGCTCTAGTTAGTTCTAGGTCCGGGCGCTATGCGACCTTGGATCTTAAAGACGCGAGTGATCGCTTGTCCGCAAACCTCGTAAAGGCCCTCTTCGGAGGAGCCTATCGGTGGATCGCGGCAACACGTGCTACGCACGTGGTCTTGCCAGACAGGACGTTGATGCCCTTAGCAAAGTTTGCTCCTATGGGGAATTGTTTAACATTCCCCGTTCAGAGTCTTTGCTTCTGGGCTGTGGTTCGTGCGAACATAAAGTTGCGTTGCGGGGTAACCTGCGACGACATCTTTGTGTTTGGTGATGACATAATAGTACCGAC